GGACCGCCGTTCGGCGTCCCGTATTTTGAGCAACAATTTCCGTTTTTGGGACGTAACATTATGGCAATAGCCAACTTAGAAGCTACGAACTGGCGACGACCAGCGACCAATCCAGCCGCTTTGGCGGTTGGTATAGGCATCCCGCCGCGACCTGATGACCTGTCGGAGCAGGCGTGTTATTGGTGGGACTATTACGCACCGATGCTGGCCGACAAGAAGCTGCTCTCACCGGCAGATGCCGCTCTGTTTCGCGAATTCTGTGAGTTGTGCGGTGAGATTCAAAAACTAAAGGCGGACATCGCAAAAAATGGCGGATATTGCGTGGACTCAAAAGGCGATGAGAAGGCACGACCGCAGACAAAGCAGCTTTTCTCATGTCGTGGCCAACTGATTTCGATGTGTCGCCGCTTCGGATTGTCTCCGGCCGATCGTAGCAACATGCGAACAATGGGCGATCAGACACCAACGGAAGACCCATTGCTCAAGATGTTCGAGGCGAGGCAGAGGCGAAATTGAAAACCGCTGCCGCTGTTGTCGGCGATTACATCTCCGGCGTGATATCCGGTCGCTTTACGGTTGGCCGCTTGACGCGATTGGCTGTATCTCGTCACGTTGCCGATCTTGAAACGGCTGGAGAGCGTGGCTTCTATTTCAATGAGCGTACAGCCGCCGAGTCAGTGGATTTCTTTCCCGCCGTGTGCAGGCACTCGACTGGCGAATGGGCTGGTCAGGTGTTTGAGTTGTCCCCGTGGCAGGCGTTCATTACCTGGTGTCTGTTCGGTTGGCGGCGTGAAAGCGACGACACACGACGCTTTCGCAAGGCGTATATCAGCGTGGCCAGGAAGAACGGCAAGAGTACTCTGTGTGCTGGTCTCGCGTTGCGGTTGTTGTTTGCGGATGACCCGATCGAGCCGAGGGCCGAGGTTTACGTTGCGGCCACGACCGAAGACCAAGCGAACATCATCCACAGCGAGGCGGAGCGGATGGTGTTGGCTTCACCGACGCTCAACAACTTCTCGAAGGTGCGAAAGAAGCTGATTCGACTAGAGCCTAATCCGTGGAATGGGTCGCTCTTGAAGCCGCTCGGCAGCGACTCCAAGTCGAAGGACGGTTTGAATCCGCACGGCATCTTCATGGATGAACTGCACGCTTGGACGGAACACTACCGCGACCTATTCGAGAAGCTCGGCACTGGTGGTGCCTCACGTCGGCAACCTCTGCAAGTCATAATCACGACGGCCGGAAGCGATCGGTCGCCGATCTGGTTGGAGGAAGAGGAATACGCTCGGCGAGTGGTCGAGGCTCACGAGATGAATGACGTAGTGACGGATTCGCTCTTCGCATTCGTGGCCAGCCTCGACGATAAGGATGACCCGTTTGATGAAGCAAACTGGCCGAAGAGCAATCCCGGCATGATCGAAGCCGGTGGCAGTGGTTCGGTGAAGATTGCCTATCTACGCGAACAGGCACATGAGGCACTCAAGAAGCCAACTGCGATGAATCAATGGCTGCGGTATCACTGCAATGTGAAGACGGCGAGCAGTGAAAAGGCGATTAGGCCAGGTCTGTGGACGGAAAACGCTGGCGAATTGCGGCCGCTGGAGAATCGAGTCAGCTACGGCGGCTTCGACCTGGGTCGAGCCAACGACTGGGCCGCGATTGCATTGGTTTTTCCGGTTCGTGACTGGAACGAGGACAAAGAGGCAGACGAGACGACCTACGACTTGATTGCTCATTGTTTTAGTTGCGAAGAGGGCGCGATTGACTGGCGGCGTGAGCCGTATTCGGAATGGCGACGGAGTGGGCTTGTCACGGTATCGCAAGGCAATCAAGTGGACTTCGGAGCTGTCGAGCGAAAGATTATCGAATGGACTCGGCTCTACAGTACGCAAACCTGGGACTATGACCCGACGTTTGCAGGCCAGATGGGGCAACGCCTGCTAAACAATTTTGGTATTCAGGTCCACATGATGTACCAGACTTGCCGCAACTATAATGAACCGATTAGGCACATGCTGTCGAAGCTAGAGTTGCGTTCGGTGCGTCACGGCGGCGATCCTGTATTGGCGTGGCAAGCCGGAAATCTTACTATACGCCGAAACACGCAGGACGAGTGGATGCCCGATAAGGGAGCCACGACCGCGAAGATTGACGCAATGGTCGCCGCATTGATGGCGTTCTCTGGTGCCATCTATGGCGAAGGCGCGTCGAACTATGAGGATCGGGGGTTCCGTACATTATGAGGCTACACGCGATCGGAAATTGGCTTCACCACGCTGTCAGCCGCATGACCGGAACAACGGTCGTCAATTTCAACGATCCTCGGTTGTGGGACGCTTTCGGTGCTGATCTGAATACAGGCACTGGGATTCAAGTGAACCACCGCAAGGCTTTGCGACTTTCAGCGTTTTGGCGTGGTATTGATTACATCAGCACGACAGTCGCAAAGGTGCCATGCTTCACCTATCGAAGACTGAGCACGAATGGCCGAGAAACTGCAAACGATCATCCGCTCTACCAGCTCTTGAAATACAAGCCGAACCCGGACATGACGGCGTTCACGTTTCGTAAGACGCTCGTTCATCATGTGCTAACGTGGGGCAATGCCTACGCCTACATTTTTCGGATCGGTGGTCAGCCACGAGAGTTGAGAATCTTGCTGCCGGATCGCACCTATCCTGTTCGTGAGGGTGGTGTGCTGCGGTATGTGACTTCGGTTGGCGGCGACTTAGAAGACAATCGAGCCGAGATTCGCAAGCTCGAAGCGGCTGATGTGATCCATATCAAAGGACTGGGCTTCGACGGTTTGGTCGGCTTCGACGTCATCACGATGGCGGCCGAGTCTCTGGGCATGTCGCTGGCTCAAGAGCGGTTTTCGTCCAAGTTCTTTGCGAACTCGGCCACGCCGTCGCTGGCAGTGACGTTTCCTGGGAAGCTGAGCGACAAAGCGTTCGAGCGAATGACGAAGAGTTGGCAGAGCATCCGCCAGGGACTCGAAAACAGCCACAAGCCGCTGTTGATCGAAGAGGGTGGCGACGTCAAGCCGTTCTCACTCGACGCGAATCAATCACAATTGCTGCAAAGTCGCGAGTTCTCGCTGACGACGATCGCGAATTGGCTGGGCATACCTGTTCACAAGGTCGGTGGTGGCAAACGTACAGCATACGCCTCGTTGGAGCAGGAGAATCAATCGAGCCTTGACGACTGCATTGATGGTTGGCTGGTCAATTTCGAGCAGGAATTCCGCGACAAACTGCTATCGAAAAGCGAAAAAAACAGCGATCAGATCACGATTGAATTCGAGCGGAAGGCACTTGTGCGGGCGAACCTCGGCGAGCGTGGCAACTTCTATCGGTTGAGCGTTGGAAAGCCGTTTATGACCGCCAACGAAGCCCGCGACTTGGAAGGGATGAATCCGATCGACGGCGGCGATGAGTTGGCGACGAGTTTCTCCGCCTCTGCAAATGGCGGCGGTTCACCAGTGGCCGGCGCGATGCCGAACGGTGGCGATGGTGCTCAAGTCGGTCAAGGTTTGCGAACAAAAGAGCGGTTGAACGTGCTCGAAGATGCTTGCCATCGGATCGCGCGGCGAGTGGGTAACTATGCGAGACGAGTGGCGAAGAAGTCGAAATACTTCCCGCAGTTTTTAGAAGGACTTCGCGAAGAACATCTCGAAGCATGTCGGCAAATTCTTGAGCCTTCTGCCGTCATTATGCGTGAGGATGCGAATAGCTTGGCCGAAAGTGCGATTGATTATCTGCGAATGGAATTGCAATCGGTCTATGACACGGCGAACTCGACCGAGTTCGCTGAAAAGATTGAACGAAGTTGCCTCGCTTTGGAATGCGGTGGCTTGTTCTCGAAGGTTGAGCAAGGTGCTCAGTAGTTACGAAGTTCACTATACAGCAGGCGCTGTGTTCACATGCCTGTACAACTCCGGTTCGAAGTGACAATCCCGTTTGGGAATAGGGGGACTTATGGAGATTCGATCATTCCGCAAGGAATTGCGGACCACTTCTGAAAACGGGCTGCAAATCAGCGGCTACGCTGCTGTTTTCTATGATCCAGCAGATAGCGGCACACAATTCATGCTCGACGAGGACATCGCGGAGCGCATCATGCCCGGTGCGTTTGATCGCGCGTTGAAAGAGCGGCAAGATATTGTCGGCTTGTTCAATCACGATGCCGACAATGTGCTTGGGCGTACCTCTGCCAACACAATGACGCTGACGGTCGATTCCAAAGGGCTGCGATACAACATCACGCTGGCGGATACGCAATACGCACGCGATTTGTCCGCTTCGATTTCTCGCGGTGACATCGCTGGCTCGTCATTTTCATTTGTTCCGACGCGGCAAAGCTGGTCGGAAGACCCGTTGACGGGCTTGGTGATTCGCGAAATTCACGACGTGAACTTGATCGACGTCGGGCCGGTCACGTTTCCTGCCTACGAATCGACCGAAACTGAGTCGTATGCACGCTCGCAAGACCGCAACGCTGCACGAAAAGAGGCCCAACAGGTCAGAAAGCAGCGATTTCAACCGCAAAGGGATGCAATGGCGGCACTTTTAAGCTCATTGAGCAAGGAATTAGCCTGATGGCTGCGAAATACAACATACCTGACGCAAACGCAGTGCTCATCGGTTTGCCGTGGTCATTTCAGGTGAAATTGCCACTAGATTTGACCGGTTATCACTGCGTTTTCTCGATTCGCAAGGCGTCAAACCTCACAGAAGTTCAGACTTGGAACGATACGACATCGGCGGTGGTGATTGGCAGCTACAGTTCGCAGGATCACAACACACCGGTGACAATTACGCTGCCCGCCAGCGATACGCACAACCTGAAACAGCAGTCGGCGGTCTATTGGGTCGAGGTCACGACGAACCTTTCGACGATGGCCGCTGGCGTGCGATATCTTGAAGGAAAAATTATCATACGCAAGTGAAGTTGACAGTTGGACTGTACTGAACTACTGTCCTTTCAATTCGATTGCTCGACTTTGTTCGTAATACCGGCAAAGCGTGCAGGCATAAACAGGTACTCACCTTCCTGTTCGCCGCGCGTTTGCCGGTTTTTCTTTTCCGGTTGCTTGAGCGGCGAACCTTTCCAAAAGGAGCCGCCGCAATGGCCGCAACCGCACAGCTTCAGAAGATTCAAGAGCAACGACGATCACTCAAGGGCCGCATGGATGAACTGCGGACCAAGTTGCTCGACCCCGCAACGGAGTTCAGCCAAGAGGATAAGACCAACTTTGAGAAGGTCTGTTCGGATTTTGATTCGCTCGGCGAGCGGATGAAGCTGCTCCAGACGATCGAAGAGCGATCCAAGATCGACTTGGACGACGAGTTGTCCAGTTTCGATCCGATTGGCCGCGATGATCGCAGTGGCAAGCCGGCGAAGGTCGGGGCCGATGACGAGGAAACTCGCTCTAAGGCACTCGCTGGCTGGATGAGTTACCAGATGTCGGGCGAATGCTCTGACGAGCAGCGTCAGGCGTGCCGTGCTTTGGGCTATTCACCGGAGAAGCGTCATCTCGACATTCAGTTGTCGAGCAGCTTCGGAGTTCGGGAATTGCAGCGTCCGTTCCGCGAGCAGTCGAGTCGATCGGCGTTCAATGCCGCGATGGAAAGCCGCGCGCCGCTGACGACAACAACCGCTTCGACTGGTGGCGACCTGATTCCGACTACGCTGTTGCGTTCGCTTGAGGTCAACATGCTGGCCTTTGGTGGAATGCGGCAGGTCTCGGAGATCATGCGCACTTCAAGCGGTGAGCCGTTGAATTGGCCGACCGCTGACGATACCGGGAATACTGGCGCGCTAATTGGTGAATCGACGAACCTCGATAACAGCGGGGCGGGCGGGGCTTTGCCGGGTTTCTCGCTGGTTTCGTGGGGTGCTTACAAGTTCACCAGCGGCGCGATTTTGGTTCCGTTCGAACTGCTTCAAGATTCGGTTGTTGACCTGCCTGCCGTTCTGGGCGCAATGCTTGGAGAGCGCCTGGGCCGTGTGACGAATACCTATTACACGACTGGCACAGGCACCAACCAGCCCAATGGCATCGTGACGGCAGCCGCGCTGGGGTATCAAACAACGGCCAGCTCGACCGCGTTTGATTGGACTGACTTGATTCACGTCATCCATTCGATCGACCCTGCTTATCGCAATGGTGCCGGGTTCATGGGTCACGATTCCATCAAGATGGCCGCACGACTTCTGAAGGACGACAACAATCGTCCGCTGTGGGTCGATGGCGTTGATCTAAACGCTGCGGATTCACTGATGGGGTATTCGTTCACCACGAATCAAGACATGGCGAGCAGTGTTGCGAGCGATGCCAAGGTTCTGTTGTTCGGCCAGTTGTCGAAGTACAAGATTCGCTCCGTTGGTTCGATTCGCTTGTACCGACTCCAAGAGTTGTATCGCGCGAAAGATCAGGATGGCTTCATCGCATTGATCCGCGAAGACGGCAATCTGTTGAGCGCCGGTACGACTCCAGTGAAGTATCTGAAAATGAAACATACCTAAGCCGAAGGCCATTCATGCAGGTCGTCAAGATGCTTAGCGTATCAATCGGGCCAGGTGCGATTTTGTCTCCTGGTGCGATTGTCAGACTTCCCGATTCGGTGGCAGAGCCTTTGATTAAAGAAGGCAAAGCCATCCGAATCGGGGAGGCTGAGACAACCGTGGAGACGGCGGCATTACAGCCTTCTCCGCAAACTGAGTTTCGTAGAAAGAAGAGGCGGCGATGAGCGTGAGCGTTCAGCACACACTGATTACGCCTGCTGAAATCGAGGCAGTTAGCCTCGGCACGTTGAAAGAGTATTTCCAAATCCCAGAAGACGTCGGAGCCAATGATAACTTCGTCGTGCGTGTAGGACAGACGGCACGCGAAGCAATCGAAACAGAATTGCGGCGACAACTGATAACGGCCGAATGGAGTTCGGCCTATGATCGCTTTCCGATTGGTGAGCGATTTATTGAAGTCCCGAAGCCGCCGTTGCAAGAGGTCACAAAGGTTGAGTATCGAGACCCGGAGACGCACGAGTTCGTTGAAATGGACTCGGACGACTATGTGGTCAGAACGGACACAGAGCCGGGGCGAATCGAGTTGGCCTACGCGAAGGAATGGCCAAGCGTTTTAGAGCAGCCAGCGAGCGTGCGACTCACCTATATGGCTGGCTACGGCGACGACGAGTCGGACGTACCGGCGACGATTGCGACTGCCATTTGTGCCTTGGCGAAACATTTGTACGACTTGCCAGGTCCAGTCATTTCTACTGGTTCTCAGCCTGTTGTTCTGCCACTGCATCTCGAATACCTGTTGCAGACCGTCCGTTGGCACGCGATGGGGGCCGAATAATGGCAGCCTCGATACTCACTGAACGCGGGAAGCATAGCGTCGATTTCTTTCAGCCAATCGAGACACGCAACGATATGGGCGAGGTTGAAATCTCATGGAACGCAACGCCTTATTGCACACGATTCGCCTTGGTGACGAGTCGCAGCGGCAATACAGCGGCGACGTCGTCTCGCACAAATCGAGAATACTGGCGGGCGAATCAATTACACGCTGAGGCGGATTTCATACTTTCGGCGCGAGGGGACGAGTGGACGCTGCGAGTGCGGCCGAACTGGTCAATCGTTATGCGTGGCCGACGTATGCAGATTGTTAGTGTGGAAAACGTGAACGAGATGGATACCGAACTGCGTTTCGGTGTTCGTGAGTTGGTCTCTTATGATTGATCAGTTTCGCATCACCTATCAGATGTTCGGACTCAACCAGCTTCGCGGGAGCCTTGCTGGGTTGAAATTGCAGGTTCGGAATCGGATTTCGAGGAAGGCACTGGAATACGCCGCGACACCAGTTCTGAAGACCGCGAAACAATTGGCGAGGCCGCGACCGAAACGACGTAATTCAAAATTGGAAGAGATTCTGAAAAAGTCAGGAACGACTGCATTTGGGAAAACAGGTTCAATCAAGCGGGCATTGGTCCGCAAGACCGAGATGAAGGGCGAAAATCCGATCGTAAAAGTTGGAGTGCAAAAGAAAGCATTTTGGGCCAACTTTGTTCACGCGGGAACAGTTCCACACGAGATCAAGATTAAGAAAGGACCATTTTCCGGCAGGACGATTCGTCACCCTGGATCGAAAGCCAACCCGTTCCTTGATAGGGCAATGGAGATTTGCAAGCTCGAAGTGCTGACGAGATTGCGGACGCACATCAAGCAAGCATTGGCTCAATACGCTGCGAAGCAAAAAGCAAAGGCAAAGAAGCGATGATTGAAGGTGATTTGATTGCAATGATCGCGGGAGCTGAAGGCGTTTCGGATTTAATTGCCGATCGCATTTTCCCGCATCGTGTTGCACAAACTGCCATCCGACCTTTGATCGTGTTTGAGTGCAAAGGCCGGAAGCAGGAATACACACAGGACGGCGAATCGACGTATCAAGAGGCGGAAATCAGTTTGGAAATTCAGGCTGATAGCTACCTGACGGCAAAACAGGTGGCTGCGGCTGTGAAGCTGTTTCTGAGTGGTTACAGCGGAACACAAGGGGAATCGCAAATTCATTTCATCGAATACACAGACGAGTCTGAAAACTTCGACACAGACCCGTCTGGAGCAGACGCTGGCTACATCAAAGTCCAGCAAGACTATCGGGTGAGGTTTTCTTGATCATCGTTTTTAAGTCACGGAACGGGGACATACTGGAATTGCCATGTTCTGAGATTATCAGCATAGATGGAATCCCGTATACTTCGCCGATCGAAAGCAGAGAAACAACCGACTCGCTGTCTGTGCGAGTCACAGCGTTAGAAGTCTTGGTGTCTCAATTAGTCCCTGACGAGGAGGGTTAGAAACATGGCTGTTACAGCATACGGAATCACGTTCGACTTCGGCGGTCTGTCATGGTCGCCGAAAATAATCGACGTGGATTGGGATGGTCGCAAAGTCGAATCAATCGACACGACCCATCAAGGCACGGCAGACGGTGAACGTACCTATATGTCTGGAAGCCTGAAAGACAACGGATCTTTTAAGCTAACGATTGAGTGGGCTGCCGACGATCAGCCGCCTGTCGGCAGCGATAGCGCAGACACCTACTCCGTGACTTGGCCAGTCCACGAGAGCGGACATACACAAGGCGCGAAAGATGAGTTTGACGCTTTCATTGAAGAGGCTAGCGGCAATTTCAAGCTCGGTGAAAAGATGGTGCAGACAATTACGATCAAGGTGGCCGGTAAGATTACTCACACAGCGGAGTCATAGGAGGTTTCGTGGCGGCTCTTGATAAGAACGCAATTTTGTCGGCAGACGATCTGCCGCGTGAGTCAGTCTCGGTGCCGGAATGGGGTGGCGAGGTTTATGTCCGCTCACTCATGGCCTATGAGAAAGATAAGTTTGATCGCGACCAGCAGCGGCGAAACGAGAACGGGGACTCGCTAGACGGTCTTCGTGCTCGATTTGCCGCGTTGGTCATCGTAGACGAGAAGGGTGACCGCTTGTTTACAGAGGCTGGAGACATCACGGCACTTGGCAAGAAGAGCGGTACTGCACTGGATCGGGTGCTCAAGGCCGCGTTCCGATTGAACGGCGTTGGCGATGCTGGTTTCGATGATGCGAAAAAAAACTGAGCGAGGATAAAGAAGCACAGTTCTGGTTTTGGTTGTGCAGTCGCGTTTTGCATTGCACAGTCGCGGAAGCGAAACGGCGGTTGACGGCGAGAGAGTTCGCGGAGTGGATTGCGTATCGCAGCCTTGAGCCGTTCGGAGACGACTGGGACCAAGCCGCGATGATTGGATTCGCAGTCAACCGCACGATGGGCGGCAGGGCGATGATTGAAGACTTCAGGCCGGAACGCGAGACAACCGAGGAAGACAAGGCCGAACGCTTCCGCGAGCGATTGCGAGGCGGACTAGGAGGATAACCGATGGCAGGTGGATCGGGTCTCGGCTCGCTATACGTTGAACTCGGATTGACCACGCAAGGGTTAATGACTGGGATCAACAACGCCTCGAAGATTCTGGCCGGTTTCAACAACTCGGCCATGAAGTCTTTGAACAGGCTGGACAAGAGCAACGCAGGTCGCGGCCTGATGCGTTCGATTGGTGCCAATCTGAGCCTGGGCTTCTTTGGTGGTATTGGCGCGAGAGCTTCGGCAGCATTCACACGAGCGTTTGCCGGTGGCATCGGCGGCGCGATGGATTTCGAGAAGTCCATGAGCCGCGTGAAGTCGCTGTCTGGGATCAACGCCAGCGAACTAGCAAAGCTATCCGCCGAAGCTCAGAAGCTCGGCTCGACCTCGGCGTTTTCGGCGAATGAAATCAGCGTTGCGATGGGCAACATCGCACAAGCTGGATTTGAGAAGCCGACGCAAATTCTGGCATTGATGCCGAACCTATTGAGTCTCGCGGCGGCCGGTGAGATCGACTTAGCAGAAGGTGCGACAATCCTCACGCGGACATTGAATCAATTCGGCTTCGCTGCGGAGAACAGCGAAGCGGTGGTCAACCGTATTTCTCAAGCCGCGAACACGTCGCAAACTGATGTTCGTGGAATCGGCGATGCGTTGAGCTATGCGGCACCTGCAGCGGTGGTGGCCGGTAAAGGCTTTGACGAGACGCTCGCAGCTATTACGGCGATGTCGGACAAGATCAAAGACGATCAAGTGGGCGTCTACTTACGCGGCGTATTCTCGGCGATGCAGAAGCCATCGGCTGAGTCGGCCGCGTTGATGAAGCGTCTTGGCCTGTCGTTTACCGATTCAGCCGGTCGTCTGAAGCCGATGGCACAAATTGTTGATGAGTTTCAAGCTCGCCTCGGTAACGCCAGCAACAAGGCCGAAGTGCTGGAAACCATTATTGGGGACGCACGAGCGGGAACCGCGTTCGCTGTGCTCATGCAAACCGGTGGTCAAAGACTCCGCGAACTGGAGCAAGGCTTCGGAACGAGTGGCAGTGCGGCGGCAGTGGCAGCGGAGCGGCTGGACAATGTGCAAGGGGCTGTCTCAAAGCTGTCAGGCGTCACAACATCACTAAACCTGACGATGTACGAAGGTTTCAAAGGGCCGGCTAAAGAAGGAATTTTGGATTTAGGCAAAGCGTTGCTGTCTCTTCAACCAATAATGGGAGACGTCGGCAAGGCATTTGGCAAGGCGATTGGCTATATCGCCACAGGCGTTCAGATGGTCAGCTTCGGAGTGCAGAATTTCGGACTCGTGTGGGATTGGCTTTACACGTCGGCGGCGTTGCAACTCGTGAAAATCGGCGGTGCGATTAGTTATTGGCTAGGTACAGTCCCTATTTCGATTTTTTCTCAAATGTGGACGGCGGCTACAACCTATTTCAAGAACATCGGCGACTATGTCGGCACCGTCTTCGCCAATCTCGGCAACAACATCAAGAATAATTGGGCAGCAATTCTGAAGTTCATTGCAGGCGGCGGTATGGGCAAGCTCGAAATGAATTGGACTCCGCTAACAGAAGGAGTTCAGCAAGTCGGCGTTGAGGCGTTGAAATTGCCGCCGCAAGTCGCCTCCAATCTCGAAGTCGCTCTTGGTGAGCAGTTGCAAGAGTTATCGGGAACCGTCGCCAGCAAGTTTGAGGAGTTCAAGAATAAGAAACTGACTGAACTCGCTGAACCACCGGCACTGCCGGACAACACGCTGCCACCAACGGAAATCGCGACAGGCAAGAAGATCGGGTTAGATACAAAACGGAGTGAAGGTGCAACCGATCGAGGCGCGAAAGAATTCGGCAGCCTTGAAGCGTTGCGTTCGATCGAAGCGCGAGTCGCTGGAGCGACGAAAGAAGAGAAACAACTTGTACTGACTCGCGAGCATATCAAGGTCAGTAAGCAGATGGCCGAGATGCTCAAAAAGTTTCACGGCTATGAGCCTGACAAGGTGGTGAGGTTCTAAAGATGAGCGTTACAGCAGCCAACGAACAATGGGATATTGAAGGGAGTCGCGAGCCTGGCAAGCAAAACCGAAAGCGGTTCTTTCAGGTATTCACAAGCGATGAGTTCGAGGATCAGAACATAGTTCTTTCGTCGGTTTATGTGCCGCAATTGAGATCAGCTCATCCGGCGGATTCGACGCTGATTTGCAAGAAACTCGAAGCCAAGCTGGACAAGAACAGTTCAACAGTTTGGTACGTTGTCGCGGATTACGAGACGGTCGATACCGCGAAAGAAGATGACAAACAAAACCCGACGCAACGGCGTTGGGAGGTTGAGTGGGAGACTGTCTCGCGCGAAGTGCCGCTGACTCACGACGTCGTCACAGGTGTTCCGGTGACAAACTCGGCCGGAGATAGCTTTGATCCGCCGCCGCTGGTGGATCGCAGTCATTTGGAAGTCCGACTGACGAAATCTTTCACCTCGATACCGACATGGATATGGGATTTTGCCGATTCGGTGAATGAGGCTGAATTCGATTTGCGTGGTCTGACCATACCGGCCGGGGCGGCACGCATCACGAAGATGCGAATCAGTGACGAGAAGACCGAGGTGCAAGATGACGGATCGTCGCTGACCTATTACCAACTCACGATCAACATGACTCTGCTGAAAGATCACGAGCAGCGAGACCCGGATGCTGAACGAAGAGCAGGTCATCTCAAGCGATTGCTTGATGAAGGGGTCCATGAGTTGTACACGTCGATCGTATATCGCGACGAATATGGCTATCAGTTGGAAATACCAGAAGCTGCCATCAAGAAGCGTGATATTTATTTGAACGATGACCCTGAACCCGTCCAAAAGCCGGTCATGCTTGATGGCGCTGGGCACTTGCTCGCGTTAGATGTGCTGCTAGGAACAGGCATCACTGATGGGCCAGTTTCGTTGTATTTCAACGGCTACACGCCTCGCGATTATTCGGAACTAGGTCTGCCGGAGAGTTGAGATGAGCGAAGGCTATAAACTCTCGGAAGAGGCTGTACGCAAACTTGCGGACACGATCCGGCGTGTTGACGAGTTGTCGCGCACGGTGCATTTCATGCGGCGCAACGACACGCCGCGACGGCGGACGATCGTTGATGTGAAATTGTCGGAGGCATTGGCCGAGCCGTATGACCCGGAGACGATGCCGAGCACAGCACGCGCGGTAATTCTCCGTCAAAAATATGATATCGCCGATGACCCCGCCGACAATCAACTGGTCGATTCCGAGTTCAATGAGATTACTGTCACGAATCGCCGATCCGGTTTTAGTGCCAGCGAAGGCGAGGTGATTCAGGTCTCCCACACGAATCGCGAATGGCGGCCGCTCGGCGGTGGCGGGGGTGGGCCGGAGATCGTCTATTTTGAGACGGTCGCTTTTTGCTATGGTATCAACTTAGGTGCCGGATGTAGTTGCCTCGAAGCCGTCATCACCCGCGTCCCCTGTACGTCGGCCTATCAGGTTGGAGACGGAATTACACTGTGGGACCCTGACAGATGTTACTTCAATCTGCCGGCTGACTTGTTGCTTGGTATGCGGGGACGTGCGATCTTGATGCGAACTGGCGACGATCTAGGCGGTGCGCATTGCGTGCAGACACCTGACATCGACGAGTGTATGTGGGTGGTCGATGGCTTGTGTTGCCGCGAAGAGGATTACTATGGCTAATCTGATTCGCGTGGATAACGTTGAGTTTTCGGATGGACCCGATCGACTCAAAGGTGGTGCCCATTGCCCGGATCAGCATGATGGACTTACACGCGAAGGCGTGGACTGGTGTTGCTGCTGCGATCCGTGCAGATATATTCGGCCACCGCAAAGCCAGGAACAGCGATATTGCTGTCGCTGCGTGCCGCGCATGGTGTGCATGACCTTCACACCTGACGACGATGCGAACGCATGTTGCCGGTCTGTCAGTTTGCCGCTGTTGGCGGAGTTCACGACTTCGGGACCGAGCGGCGAGTTCTGGACGATTTCCTACACAGGCACGATCGGTGGCGTTGAGTACACTCTAGCCATCTCGAAAGAAGCCGATGACGGGCCGTGCTATTGGAAGGTGTATTGCGGAAGTCAGTATGTTGACGGTCACATTGAAGTCGATCATTCAACGGTGACTTGTCGATCGGTGCCGGAGTTGATCATCAACGGCGTGGTTGATGATGCTGGTTGCGTTGGCACAATCTCATTTGCGAACTACGAAGCGGCCAAGCTGCCATTTCATCACGTCGTTCCTGACAGTCCCGACGTCGAGATGATCGAACTGCCCTACTCACCCGATCCGATTTGCAATTGTTCCGAGGTGCCGAGGTATCTTTGCGTTGATGGGATTCGGCACGAAGATGGCTCACGCGAACAGGTGCAGTTCGAGTGGGATACTGACCTCAATGACCGATGGTCATATATGCCTTGCGGCGGCGATCCGACTGTCGATCAAGAGCACATCTATTTGCGCGGCGATCACGACGGGAATTGCTACCTCGAATTTGATTTCGAGCAGACCGGCGGCGATACCAATGACTGGGCTACTCCGCCGAACTCGCTCGGCGTTGACCCGCACGAGATTCGCGACGGCATGGTGGCCATCGAATCATGCGGCTGTGACATCCATGCCTACAGCGTGACGCAGCCGCCGAGCGATCCTGATTTGTCGCAGCGGTTCGTCTACATCAACGCCGGTGACTGCGGGTGCTGGAAATACCTTTGCGGCAAATGCCGTTGCGTGCCGATGCGTGTTTGCGTCTTCGGCGAGATCGACGATCAATACGTTACTGGCGAAGCGTTATGGGACGGCGAGAAGTGGGCGTTCACTGCGTCCGAAGATTCGGAATACACTGGCACGTTCGACGTGCGTATTGGGCCGAATGCTTGTAGTGATTGCGTGCTCACAGTCGAGGGAACCTTTTCGCTTCCATTTTTGCCTTCGACCGTTGTTTCGTGCGGCGACTTTCTGGCCGGCGAGGTCGAGAGTGAATACGACGAAGCGAATCCTGGCATCTTCAATTGGCTCTGGATTAGTGCTGCGGCTTGTCCCTGCAACGTGATGGCTTGCGGTGTCTGTGCGCAAGAGCGTTGCGGTGGTCCGCCGAAGGTCGTTTACTTCGATATTGAAGCGCGGACGAACTTCATTCCGTTGCCACCCGGTTGGGTGTATGCGTACTGCAACATCAGCATTGTTCTGAACTACTTTCAACGGTGGTACTCGGCTGGCGGTGTCACTCGTGTTCAGTGCGGCTATGTGGGTTTCAAGACAGTCTATTGTCCTGGGCGAGGTGGTGATCCTGATGAGAACTTCGTAATCCGCGTTTCCATTTCAGACGATGGCTTTGGGCAAGCGGTGTGGCGTGTTGATCGCGCCGACCTGACGGCTCGCAATCCCGGAGGATATGCGTCATTCGCGAACGTATTCCCAGAAGCGATCTGGCCACCGATTGGTTCGTCACCGGCGAGTTGCGATCCGTTTCACTTCGTCAAAGATTGGGACAACAGCACGCGGAATTGCCAATGGGGCTGCGAGAGATTGCCGGTTGAAATCAAGCTGACTTTCACGGAGTAACATTGTGGTCGATTGCGATTGTGACCAATTCGGACTCGGCAGCCGTGCTTATCAGATTTGCGCGGGTGAGTCAGAATTGCCATTGCGCAAAGTCAATCAGTTTCGCGCACTGTACGGGATCATGCCTCTGGCTGATGAGCCGGTTGACGCATCGGCCGAGCGAATAGCTAGACCGAAGGCCAATGTATCGCGCGTCGCTCCGAAGTCCGCTGGCAAGCGGGATTGTTTCGTCTGTGGTGGCGGTGCAAAGGTCGCCACGCTGACGGATGGGCCAGGGTCGCGATTAATCGCGATCTTTAAATCGAAAGGCTTTGAGGCTTGCGATGCGTGCTATGAACTCGCTGCGAAAATGGACCAATGGGGCGATGAAGTTTGCTTGGCGAAGGTTCCTGAAATCGTTGCAGACATTTTGCCGCGTGCGCTGGAATGGGAGCGCGCAAAAGTCGGCTGGCTGGCTCGATTGATTCCAGAATCCATCACGGCGGCGGCGATTCGAAAAGTCGTGATGGCTGCGATTCAACCAACCGGGAGGGGACTTCGGCAACAGCGACTGACGATCAATCGGGCAACCACCGCGAAGCCGCGAGCACGTGCGCCGCGTCCGCACATGGCCAAGTTCGTGAGTCGCTCACATAACTTTCCGCCGCTGGCAGGTGTGCCGATTGATCGCGAAAAACTCGTAACGCACATGCTTTATCATTTCATGCCGCTGGCCGGTCAGGGCGAAGCGATATGGAGGAAACACGCGGATTGGCTTCGTGAAGTGCGGAGCGATTTCAACGGTCGCTTGTTGGTTGGAATTGCAACGGCGAGCGGTGACGATCGGCCGGGGCATTTCTTCTCGCATCACGAAGCCGTGAAAGAATCGCTTGCTGGACTGGATGCCGAGTTCATTGTCGTTCGCAACGACAAAAAGATGGGCGAGGGTGTTACGTTTCCGCGAATGCTGGAAGCGATCAAAACGAATGACCGCAACGCTGTGTTCTTCTATGGTCACACGAAGGGTGTGACGCGGGCCGATCAACCGGAGCACATGCCGCCGCATCTCTGGGCCGAAGCGATGTTTGACACCTTGTTCCGTAATCGCGATTCCGCTGTGTCGCAGCTCGACAGGTATGGGATTACGGGACCATTTCTGATGAGAGGCAATCAACCGATCGGACGTCCCGGTGTTGGTCCGTGGTGGTTCTTCAGCGGGACTTTTTTTGCGGCAAGGTGCGTCGATGCGTTCCGTGGGAACTGGTCGAAACTTCCAAAGCATTATGGTTGCGTTGAACAGTGGCCGCGACTGAACTTTAACCGCGACTCACAGGCTAGTTGTCTGTTCCTAGATAATTGCCAGAACCTTTACGACGCGGTCTATTGGTCCGACGTAGTGACGCCTGCATTTGAACAGTGGAGGGTTGAGAATGCACGACTCAGCCTATGCTGATGCAAAAAAGTTCTTTGAAGACGAATTGCCAAGACTGATCGACGTGACAAGACCGCTTCGGGTCGGAGACTTCGGTTCAGCAGACGTCAACGGCAACTTGCGTGGCCTGATGCTCCCTCATTGGAAATATGTCGGCTGTGATATCGTGCCTGGCCCCAATGTGGATCATGTGCTCTCGTCAGCATATTCGTGGCCGGAGATATTTGACGCATCGTTTGACGTGGTGGTTTCTTCGCAAACCTTGGAGCACGTCGCTAAACCATGGCGATGGGTGCCGGAACTTGTTCGCGTTCTAGCTTCCGGTGGTGTTATGTACCTATCTGCCCCCAATTTACTTGAGTTCCATGAGTATCCGGTTGACTGCTGGCGGGTCTGGCCGGACGGAATGCGGGCGCTTATGCAGGACGCTGGACTCGGTGTCGTCAAAACCTACGCCAACGGAATCGACACAACTGGGATCGGCGTGAAGTGAACGCTCGTTTCTAGTGGAACTCTGTATCGAAACTCACTGCCTTTGTGCTTACAATCACGTCGCCGCGAATTGGAGCGAAATGGATGGCCGATACTGTCGTAATCGTTCAAGAACCGATCTACACAACCAGCATCACCGATGATGCGGTCTCGGTGTCCGTTGATCTGGAAAGTATGTCGGTAGTCGTACCTGGCACGCCTGGGCCGCAAGGGCCGAAGGGCGATCCTGGCGATGAGACACTCGGCGAATTTGAATGCGGCGAAGCGATTCCCAGCAGTTCATTGATTCACGTTGCAGCCGATGGCTTTGCATATAAAGCCGATTCGAGTTTGAATCGGCCAGCAACCGGTTATTCGATTTCCGGAGCGGCACAAGGTCACATGATTGATGTTGTTCGTGAAGGCGTGCTCGACGGTTTATCAGGCAAAACGAGAGGCGTACAGCAATGGCTCGGCACAGGTGGACTATCAAGTGAGACTCCGCCAGTTGATGGAGTTGTGCAACTGGTCGGAGTTGCTTTGTCTGAGGATTCGATTTCCGTTTCCATTGGTCAGGTTTTCAAGCTCTTACTGTAAAGGTGGATCATGGCTGCTCAAAAGTATCTTGACGTTGTTTCTGGCGTTCCGACGCAACGGCAAGCGAGTGATAGCTCGGCTGGTGCTGGAGACGCGGGGAAGATTGTAGCACTGGACGCAACCGGAAAGATTGACAGCACGATGATGCCTGTTGGCATGGCACCGGAGGCGGACTCCGCTACGGCTACGGAGGACATTTCCGCTGGCGATCTGGTGAACCTGTACGCCTCATCCGGTTTGAAAGCTCGCAAGGCCGACGCAACTACAGCCGGGAAGGAAGCAACGCACTTCGCTTTGAGTGCCGTTTCCAACGGACAAAGCGGGACGTTTTATCGGCCGAGCCAGACGAATACGCAGGTTAGCGGATTGACCGCCGGGACGACTTACTTTCTGTCCACAACGGCTGGCCTGACCACATCTACTGCTCCGAGCGGTAGCGGCAATGTCGTTCAGCGAGTTGGGAAAGCCATCTCGGCGACGAGTCTGGACTTTGAACCGCAATCGCACATTGTTTTGGCGTAACCGATGACCACACGCCGTCCGCTAGTTTCCATCTCTGGGACAACTCAAGAATTGCCGAGCGGTGATCTACTGCACGGTCAATCTGCGAGGACGGTTTGCGCGGCGTTTGACGGTCAAGGCTCTGCTCCGACCGCCGGCACGAAGTGCTATGTGATCTGTCCTTTTGCGGGGACGATTACCGGCTGGCGTATCGTTGGCGATGTGACCGGTTCCGCAGTTGTTGACGTGTGGAAAGTTGCCTACGGCTCGAATCTTCCAACTGTGAGCAACACCATCGCAGCAAGCGCGAAGCCGACGTTGTCATCTGCCAAAATCAACAAAAACGACACGTTGACCGGCTGGACCACATCGGTCGCGGCGGATGATATCTTCGGCTTCAATGTGGATTCGGCCAGCACATTGACTCGGATCACGGTGGAGTTGAAAGTCACACCGATTTAA